TTCAATACCTACTTTTATTTTATTAAAAGATGGTAAAGAAATAAATCGTATAACTGGGGCAAAAACAAGGGGAGAGTTAGAGGACTTTATTAATTATGAAAAAATTGTTCAAGAGGATATTTAATCCAGATGGGAAAAATATGACTTCAGATGAAAATGAAATAATTGAAAGGCTAATCCTTGAAGGGGCAATGGAAGTTGCTGGAGTTGACGCTGAAAATGGAGAATTATTGTACTCATTTACTCCCAAAATTCAACAAATAATGCCAGAACTATATCATGATCATATGAATTCTGTAAATGCTGAAATTCTTTCTTTATGGGAAAGAGGGTATGTAGATATAGATTTTTTAGCAAAAGATCCAGTAGTTACTCTTGGACCTAAATCTTTTAATAATACAGAAATATTAAAATTAACTAAACGTGAAAAATGGTCTATTGAAGAACTTAAAAGACTATCAGGCAAGCATCCTAACAACTAAACTCTGATATAATAAAGATTATGCCATATCGTGTAGGTGCTAAAGGTTCATTTGGTTGTTCAGGATACCCTGCTTTAAAAGAGGGCACAAATGAAGTTATGGGCTGTCATAAAACTCGTAGTGATGCAGCAGCACAAATTTATGCAATTAATCGTTCTGAAGGCAACATAGGTAAGAACATGAATGAAATTAAAGAAGGCGATTTTGTTATGGGAACAACAACAGAAGGTCTTATTCATGGAATTGTTGAACACATTATGACTGAAGGCGGAACTCTTGGAACTCCTGGGTCTGAATATGCTTTGCAATCAATGCCACCAGAAAATCCTGCTATGTCAGTTAGAGTTTACAAAGAAGAAGATGGCAAGTGGGAAGCAACGGCTTACAGCATTGGAATGATGTATGCAGATGCACAAAAAATAGATATTGAAACACATCAGATGGATGCAGAAGAAACAATGAAATCATATAATTCAGATAATGAAGAAGAAGATAAATGGGACAACATGGCTAAGGCTTGTTGGGTTGGATATGAACAGCGGGGCATGAAAGAAAAAGGTGGACGCATGGTTCCTAACTGTGTTCCAATTGGTAAATTGCAAGAAATAGAAAAAGCAAAAAGTGTTTCTGTTGGAGATCATGTTTTATTTGCAGTTCCAAAACCTCCAGACAAAACAGAATCTGCTCACGGAATTGTAGAAAGAGTAGAGCGTTCTGGGAAAGTTACCCTTCCTGGCACAAACGAAACTGTAGAGGCTTCATCAGATAATCCAGTAGCAGTTGTAAGAGTTTATGCTACAAATGAAAACGGTAAAAGAACAAGAACGGATAGGCGTGTTGCAAAACCTTTTAGTTCTTTAAGAGTTTCATCTGAACCAATTGATAATGAAAAAATGTATGATATGGAAGAAACCATAGAAAAGGTTTCTGAGTCAAAACTAAGAGAGTTAGTTGAAAATTATAACAAAGGAAAAGAAGGCGATAAAAAGATTACGGTAGGAACTTTAAGGCAAGTGTATAACCGTGGTATTGGCGCATACAGAAGTAATCCATCTTCAGTTCGTGGAAGCGTGTCTAGTGCAGAGCAATGGGCTATGGGCAGAGTAAATGCTTTTATGGCTGGACTGCGTGGTAGATTTCCAAGAAAACCATTTGACTTAGACCTATTTCCAAAAGGTCATCCAAGATCAACTAAAAAATCTTTGTTTGAAAATTTTGCAAAAAATGTAGACAAACCAACAAGAGTAAAAGAATTATTTAATGAATCAAATAATATAAATAAAAATACAGAAAGTTGGAGCGGATCAATATTTGATTTAAATCCGTTTAAAAATAATGGCTAATAGATCATCTGCTTCTTATTACTCAACTCATGGATTTAATCCAATGCAAATTAAAGATGGCAGAATCGTTCGTTTAAGAAAAGACGGCAGCATTAAAGCGGACTTAGGTCCATATAAACAAAAGCAGAAGAAGGTGGTAAGCAATGGCTAATAAAGAACAAAAGGGCAATACTAATAAAAAGAAAGAGCCAAAGATGACTCTTAAAGAAAAACGTGCTATAAAACAAGAAAAGAAACGGGGTAAAAAGTGAGTACATTTTATTTTTTGCATTCATTAGCAATAGGATTATTAATGATTGCATCATTTTTTTGGGGCAAATCATATGAAAAGAATAAGGTAAAAGAGCATGGCCGATACATACGCTCCTAATTCTGGCATGAAGGCTGCTGCTCGTCGTGCATTAAAGTGGAAAGCAGATGGCAAAGCAACAGGTGCTGGAACTCCAGTTGGTTGGGGTAGAGCAACAGACATAGTTGCTGGTAGAGCAATGTCTCTTAGTGTTGTTAAAAGAATGTTTTCTTTTTTTTCTCGTCACGAAGTAGATAAAAAAGGTAAAGGGTTTTTTGATGGTCCAGAATTTCCTTCTAACGGAAGAATTATGTGGGACGCTTGGGGAGGAGATGCAGGGTTCTCCTGGAGCCGTGCAATTGTAGAAAGAGAAAAGAAAAGGGTAGAAAAAATTTGGCAGGGAACTGCCTTTGATCTAAAAAAATAAGGGGGGTATATGGATAATTTAGAAAAAAATGAATTGATCCAGTTGTTAACATTTTATAAACAAAAACTATCTGATACAGAGTTGGAGTTATTAAAATTACAACTTGAGGTTAATAAACTTAATTCTATGGTTTTAAGTTTAGCCAAGGGACCAGAGAAAAAAACTAAATAAGATGGAATATTTATTAATTATAGGCTTGACATTGTTGTGTTCTTGGTCTATAATTAAAATATCAAATAAAAGAAGGATGATATTTTTAGGCAAACATAAATATAGACAAAGTTCTATTTATGAAATGGTTAAAGATGTTATTCCAAAACAAACGTTTGATAAGCCTAAAGTTATAACGCAGTCTCAAAAACATATTCAAAAAAATATGCTTAGGGTAGTAATAACTGAAGGAAAAGCATATTGGATATTGGATAATGTTTTTTATACTGCAAATGCTATAAACGGCAGGGTAGATGAAGAAACAATAAAACCATTAGATGTTGAAGGTATGCCAGCAAAAGAATTAGACAAAATGTTATCAATACTTGATGACTTAAAACAAGGGGTAGGACCAAATGATAGTGGCAGTTCAGGGAACAAAAGAGTTTAACGACTACAACGTATTTTTACGTGCTATGAGTGTTGCCCTATCTGGAATGAAAAATGGAGATAATGAATTCATTATTTATTCTGTTGGTCCATCAAGAATAAATCATTTCGTTTCAGAGTTTTCTAATCTATCAGAACGTGGAATGAAAGCACGAGGTAAAAAAATTAAATTTTATAATGCAGCCCCAGCATGGTTGAGTGAAAATATAAATCAAATTAATTATTTTGCTTTTTTAAGTCGTCCAAAAGAACCAAAGTCAAAATTGGTTTTAGTTGCAGAAGCAAACAATATTGATGTTGGTCTTTTTAGATATTAGGAGAATAAAATGATTATTAGAAGTTTAAACACAATGGAAAAAATTGTAAACAAAAATCAAAACTTGATTTGGCGTGGCTGGGATGTTATTGATTTAAAAGAATCAGAAATAGCAAGAACTTCTCCAGTAGGTATTAGAGTAAAAGATAAATGGTATTTGCATAGAACTTATAAACCTGGTCGTAATGGTTGGGATATACCAAATAAGTATAAGGATTAATCTTGAAGCAGCATTTGTGGAAAGATGAAGCCGTATGTTTAGGGCTTGAAACAAATATTTATTTTGATAAATATGAAGATCAAGAAGAGTCTAGATATAATGTTGACGCACTTTGTAAGCAATGTCCAGTTAGAAAAATATGCTTTGCCAATGGCGTCTCTGGAAAAGAATGGGGCGTTTGGGGTGGAGTTTATTTAGAGGGTGGAGAAGTTTCAAGGGAATTCAACAAGCATAAAACTAAACAAGACTGGTCAAATACTTGGCAAGCATTGACAATGGAGTAAAATGGAAAAAAAATATTATTTTTTAGCAGGGCTTCCACGCTCTGGCAATACAGTTTTATCTAGCATTTTAAACCAAAATGATAAAATCTATTGCAGTTCATTAAGTCCAATTTCAGATATCTTATGGAGTTATGACCAATCCTTACAAAATTCTGAAAACTTTAAAATGAATCCTAATAATAACGTAATTGATGTTGGTCAAGGTATTGTAACAAACTATTATAAAAATATAAAAAAAGAAACAATAATTGACAGGGAAAAAGGTTGGGCAGCATTAGGTAATTTAGAACTTATAAGAAAATATATAGATAAAAATCCAAAAATTATATTTACCGTTCGCCCAACTATTGAGATTTTAACTTCTTTTATTAATTTATTAGATGAAGATTCTTATTTAGACGAAGACATGATAAGGTATGGTTGGGCCTACAAAAAATATTTAAGTAAAAATGATAACAGGTGTGATTTTCTAATGCGTCCAGGAGGTCAGATTGATTTATCCCTATTATCTTTAAATCAAGTTTTAGATTCAAATAATAAAGATAATTTTTGTATAGTAGAATACAACAGTCTTGTTGAAAATCCAAAAGAGACTATGAATAAAATTTATAACTTTTTAGAAATTTCAAACTATGAACATGATTTTAATAATATAACAAAAGCAGAGGAAATCTTTAATCTAGACTTAGGTCTTCCAGAAAACTTGCATAATGTTAGGAAAAAAATAAACAAAATAAGTAAAGATCCTAAAACAGTTTTATCAAATTACATTATTGATAAATATTCAAACGATGAATGGAGCAAAAAATGATTATACAAATAATTGGTCTGCCTGGTTCTGGTAAAACAGAACTGGCAAAAGCCCTTAAAGAGCGTATTAACGCTATTCATCTTAATGCAGATGAGGTACGTGCTACAGTAAACTCTGATCTTGGTTTTACCGCTGAAGATCGCATAGAGCAAGCACGACGCATGGGTGAGATGGCTAGACTTATTGCTAAACAGGGAGTCGCTCCAGTAATTGTAGATTTTGTCTGTCCAACAGATGCTACAAGAGAAACATTTGGCAAGCCAGACATTTTAATTTTTATGGATACAATTCAAAGGGGTAGATTTGAAGACACAAATAAAATATTTACAGCACCGAAAAAGTTTGACTTTATGTTTTCTGATCATGAAAAAAATCCATACGAAAAAGCAAGTTTAATTATTTCTTTGTTTGAATTACATGATTGGTCTGCACCAACAACACTTATGCTTGGTCGCTATCAACCATGGCATGAAGGTCATCATGCTTTGTATTTACAGGCTGGAATGAGAACAAACCAAGTACTACTTGGAGTACGTAATACACATAATACTAGCGAAAAGGATCCACTTACATTTGATGAAGTAAAGGGTTATATTGCTAAGGATGAGTTTATGAAAGATGCAATGGTATTGCGTTTGCCAAACATTACTAACATTGTCTATGGCCGTGACGTGGGATATAAAATTGAACAAGTAGATTTGGGGGCAGACATTCATGCTATTTCGGCTACTGAAAAACGTCGTGAACTGGGTATCTAATGTTGGACACGGAATTGCAGATGCAGAAGATAGATTTGTTAAAAGCATGTTTGAAGAGGACATAGATCATGAAAGTAACGAAGACTAGATCATTTGTTAAAGCACTAAGTTATCGTATTTGGGGAACACTATCCTCTGTTGTTGTTGCTTATGTTATTACAAAAAATGTTTCTCTATCTATAACAATTGCTTTTTGGGAAACTGTTGTTAAAATATTTATTTATTACGCACATGAACGTGGTTGGAATTATATTCAATGGGGAAGAAAATAATGTATACGGATCAAATGCGTAGAATTGTTCATAACATTAAACCACCTAAAGGATTTGGAATAGAAATTATTGACAACGATCACTTCCTTACGGTAAAATTAGATGAGAAAAAGTTTTTAAGCATGGGACATGATGATAAAATATCAGCACTTCAATATGTTGTAAAACTTAAAAAAGCATTAGAAGATTGTGGAGCAATTGTTTTGGTAACAAGAGAGGCACTTAAATGATTAAACAACTATTCAAAATTATTGTTTGTAAGGTTAAAAGTCATATCTTGGTTACTGCTGGAACATGTCCCTTTACTGGGAAAAGTTATAACGCCTGTACAAGATGTGGAGCAATGATAGCAATATGAAAAAGAAAACAAAAATATTAATACTAATAACCTTATCCTTCTTAACTGCCGTAACGCTTTGGGCAGCATCCAATCTAAAAAGAATATCTGACTTAGATATTTTTGATGTAGAAGAGGACTAATGCAAACCTTTTTACCATACAAAGATTACGATCAATGTGCAGAAATGTTAGATAATAAAAGATTAAATAAACAAATATTAGAATCTTATCAAATACTAAAGGTGCTATCTGGCAAATCACCTTCTGGTGCTTGGCGCAACCATCCAGCAGTACTTATGTGGAAAAATGCTGAAAAGTCATTACGCACATATACAAATGCCATGATTAAAGAGGCTAGGCTTAGGGGCATTAGGACAGATGGCAATGAGGCCAATATAGAGGCTCTAGAGGCCGTTTCTGGGCATCTGTGGGGTACTGATAAGCCAGTCTGGAGTAAGCCATCTCATGTAAATCGTGTCAACATTACCCATAGAGCCAATCTTTATCGTAAAGATCCTATTTACTATGCTGAGTTTTATAAAGACACTATGAGTGAACATAACAAACCTTGTTGTGATAAATGTTTATATTATTGGGCAACTCATGCCGTTAGAGATAGAGTACAATAGTTATTATGGAAATGACGCTTGTTATATTTTTTGCTACCCTGTCTTTTTCTTTTGGTATAGCCTATTGGGCTACCTTTGACAAACTAAAAAAATCTAATCTTTTAATGGCTGAACTTTTTATAAAAAACAAGGCACTTGAAGAATTAACCTCCCAAATAAAAAACAGCATGGGTATGTCTGCTGACTCAGTTCATAAAGAAAACTTTATTAAATTCCTTTCTGATTCTAGGGATTGGGCTTTTGAGTATATTGAGCAGTCACAAAAAACAATCAAAGAGGTTTCAGAAGAACTGAGGATAAAAGGTTTAGATAACTACTCTGACAAACTTTTAGCGCTTTTACCAGAAAACAACACTAAATGAAATTAAAAAGTAATAAGGTATTATTTATACCAAAAAATAAAGATACTGAAATTTGTATCCCAAGACCACAATCAAGCAAAAAATATATTCCACAATGGTTTAAAGATATGCCAATAGAAATTCCAACCATAGATGGACTTGGATCAGATATGACTGCTAAAAAATGTATACCATTTTTAGATTCATTGACCTCTGGGTATACACAAGAACTTCCATGCGATGTATATGTTAATTGCAATACAGAAGAAGATGATCCAGAAATTAATTATAAGTGGAAGGGTGGGATTAGACCTCTTTCAACTAGAAGAGAGGATACTGGGTCATCAAACTCTATGCCACACTTCCCTGGCTACTATAAAACAGAGTTTCATTGGAATACATTTTGGGAACCAAAAACTCCAACTGGTTATAGTACTTTATATTTTCATCCAGCAAATAGATTTGATTTACCATTTATGACACACAATGCCATTATTGATACAGATAAGTGGCCAATTACTGGACCGATTCCCTTTGTTCTTAAAAAAGGTTTTTCTGGATTAATACCTGCTGGAACCCCAATATATCAAATGATTTTTATTAAAAGAGAAAGTTGGGATTCAGAAGGAGCAGAGTATGATGAAAAATATGTGAGAAACATATCCTATTCAGTACGCAAGTTTATGACCGATGGATATAAAAAACAAATTTGGTCAAGAAAAGAATACAACTAATGAAAGAAATAACACTATCAATTATTACAGGTTTTGGATGTGGTGTCGTGTTCGCTGCATTCAAATTGCCAGTACCAGCACCACCAGTTTTTGCGGGAGTCGCAGGAATTATTGGTCTATGGATTGGCTATAAAACACTAACACAAATTATATCCTAGGAGGAATAATGAATAACTTACTAAACGATAAGACAAAGGCAATGCTTGCATCATACGGACGATCTGTCCTTGGCGCAGTGTTTGCACTTTATATGGCTGGCGTAACAGATCCAAAAGATCTATGGGCTGCACTAGTTGCTGCTATAGCGCCCGTTGCATTGAGAGCGTTAAATCCAAACGACAAGTCATTTGGCGTATTGCCAGATACAGGTGCAATTTCGGATGCACTTAGCAAGATTGTACCTGCTAAGAAGGCTCCAGCAAAAAAGAAGGCTGCTAAGAAAAAGTAGTTTGTTTTTGATAAAGGGGGCAAAATTAAACACTTGCCCTCTTTATTTTTTATAGCGGGGGAATTATGGACTTTGTATACATATGTAAAGAAGGCATTAACGAAGAGTTAAAGTATTCTATTAGATCTGTTGTTGAAAGTTTTCCAGATTCAAACATATGGGTGGTTGGTGGTAAGCCTGATTGGTATGTAGGCAACTACATAAAGGTAGAACAAAAAGAATCAAAATATAAAAATGCTGTAAAAAATTTAGAAACAATTTGTTTTTCAGAAGAAATATCACAATCATTTGTTTTAATGAATGATGACTTTTATATTATTAAAAAAATAAATAAGATAGAAAATTTTCATAGTGGCTTCCTATTAGATAAAATAAACCTCTATCAAAAATTAAATGGCAACTCTCAATACACCAGAAAACTTTCAGGCACATATAAAAAACTTAAAGCCCTGGGATTTGAAAACCCCTTAGACTATGAACTTCACGTCCCTATGATTATGGAAAAAGAAAAATTAAAGATAGTATTAGAACTGTTAGATCAATTTTTATGGAGATCTATATATGGAAACAAGTTTGATGTCGGTGGCACACAGATGGAGGACGTCAAGGTTTATAGTTCTGGGCCATTAGTTCTTAAGTCTTATAATTTAAATATAGATAATCACACTTATTTATCTAGTGCCGATAGTTCATTTAATAATATATTTAATAAAATACTTAAAGATAAATTTATCAAAAAAACTAAATTTGAGAAATAAGTTCTAGGTATTTATTTTTAAGTATTGTTGGTGCAAAGTTGTTAAACCCTAAATCATAGGCCTGTTGCTTATAATTAGTTTTATCATTGATAGACATATACTTATCAATTGTTTGTGCTAATAAAACATTATTTGCTTCAAACAAATTAATCCTAACTTTTGTTCTAATAGTTCCTATAGAGTCTGATTCAACCAACCAATCTTGTGGCAAGATCTGATTATTGGGTGAAACATTTGTCATAAAAACGGGAAGACCAGAAAGCAAAGCCTCATTCATTGGCAAACATAGACCTGCATATCGTCTTGGTAATACCATAGCGTCAAAGCCATTATATAAGTCTTCCCTATTTTCTGGGTTGCCGATTTCAATTTTTAGCCTTGAATCTGTTACGTTAGTTACTATTTCGCTTTGACTTCTAATAACTAATTCATAATCTGCCTTAGAGTGTTTCAACATATTAATTACAGTTTCAGTACCATTTCTATCTTTGGCTGCTTTCTTACCAGCAATGTGTAATAGTCTGTTATGTGATTTAGAAATGTTATTATTTTTTACAGTTGTAAATAACTCAGGAGTAGTTGGAGGCGGAAGATGAATTACTTTTGTTCTATCTCCAAACATACTTTGAATTGTTTCAATTTGCCATAGACTGGGAGATAGTAACACAGTTGGTAGTGGTAATTCTGGGTTTGACAAGTGGCCAAACAATTCATAGTTGTACTGCAAAATAGTTTTTACGCCACGTTTATTTGCAAACCTTATAAAGTTTTGATCATAAAATGTTTCACAACTTAATACGACATCTACATCTCCTAAAAACATCTTTATCTGTTGAACAGACGGAAATCCATGTGTCTTAATACAACTGTATTGGTCATACCATTCTGGATGCTGCTTATTGTTATTAAACGGGGTAGAGTCAATTAAAAGAATCTTATCAGGACTAAGCATATTAACTAACTCTCTAGTCTGATTACCAAGGCCAGTGTTGTCTGATCTTGCTATGATTCCTAGTCTCATTCTTTATACCCCCAAGTTTCATCGTCCACCGTAAATTTGCGGGTACCCTGACGACCATCTAAGTGGTAAGAACGCTTAATACTACCTTCAGGATGATATATCCAAAGTTTATGTGTCTCCCAACCTTCTTGATTAAATACTTCATATGGGGATATGTCATCTTGAATTGCTCCATGAAATGTATCTTCTATAAAAAATTTATCCTTACATCTTGGAAGCACAATGTCTTTGTAATATTTTTTTCTACTTAAATGTGGTCGCTGACTCCATTGTATGGTTTTCATAAACCCATCTTCTAAACCAAACATAAGATGTTCGTGATCTTTTGGTATGAATGATTCATGATGAAAACGAATAGTGTTTGCTTTATTATATTCAAACATGTCCAAGCACTTATCCCAGTCTATTGGCATGTCTGGAGTCAAAGGAGCATCACCTTCAACATAAAGTAATAGAGGTGTTTTAACTTCAGCAATTGTTTGACGCATCATGTTAGTTTGATGGCTATGTTCTTTAAATATAAAAGGTAAAATGTTTTTATCTTCATGTAAACACTTCCACAAAATACGATTTTTATATTCATCGTAATCTTTTTTACGGTTTTGTTGTTCTTCTCTAAGACCATCTATTTGCATAATAATTTCATTGTCTGGAAAATGAACACGAATATCACTAATGGTTTGTTCTATCATCTTTGTACTTGGGTGATCTGGAATTACAGATGTAGCCATAACAATTGTTATATCTCTTTTATGCATTTACTTGCCTCATTAACTCATTAAACAAATCTCTTTTGTATTTAATCCACCAGCAAACTACTTGGTGCATTTCAGATGTATAGTTATTTAATAATTCAGGCAATAAATTAGGTAGGTTTTGCCAATTTTCAACAGTATTTATTGAGTGCTCACCTTGAAATAAAAAATTAAAAAAATCTGTGCGTTGCATTTTTGAATCTAATTTATCTCCTACGGGTAAGCAAAGCATTTCAATTGCTTCATAGAATCTAAATGAATCAATAACCATTGCTCCGCTAGGGCAAGGAACAATCTTTGATAAGAACATTTTATCGTAGTATTGTTTTGGTTTTAGTCCTTCTGCAAATCCATTAGTTGGATTATAAAAAGAGTTTGGTATGTCAGGCATAACAGTTGCAAGTTCTTGTCTTCTTTGATGAGTTATCTGTCCCGAAAAAAATACATCATAAGATTTATCTTGATAATGTGGTAAATTATTTGATAAATGTTGTGGAACACCCAATGCTAACTTATTATATTGTGAGTGTTTTCTGTGCGGGTATTGAATCCAAATCTCAATATTGCTATGTTCTATCTTATCAACTTTAAAAGTAGCGCTTTCATCTCCAGTAATAAATAAAACTACCCTGCCTATTTTATTTAACTCTTCAGATATTTGATCTTCAAAGTCTACATTTTGTGGTCCAGGAATGACAACAAAGGCTCTATCTACATTAGGCAAAGTTGTCACTCTGTCTGGTTTAATCTTGTTTTTATTAAAAAATTGTTTTAATAAACCGTAATCCCATTTATCAGCAGCACAGTCTTCTTGTTTAACTGAATAAAGGTATGCGTTAATATCACTCATAAAATAAGTGTACTTCATGTTGATAGTCAAGCAATGTTTCTTTATATCCAAGCCCCCACAACCAAAATCTTAAATCATATAAGTATTCATTCCATTGTTGCATCATAAATTCTGGATGACCAGATAACCAGATCTTAGGCTTAAACTCCTTTAAAACGCCTTCTGCGCCCCTTAAAACATGTCCTTCGCTGCCTTCTACGTCTAAAGAAATTGCCGTAGGTGGCTTAATTTCGTGATCATATACACAAGAATCTATAGTAATCTGACCGTAGGTTTCTCCTTCAAGATATAGTTCTTTAAATCCATGGGCTGCCTCAATTACATCGTTAACTTCTGGAGGCCATTCGTCATAATATATTCTTGAAAGATTGTTTATTTTATCAGATGCAAAACCAGGAATACAGGCAAGTGGTAAATCTAAATTATTTGCACTCCAGAGTAGAGGATAGTGTGACCATACTTTTGGGTTTGGTTCAAATACTACAGTCTCTGCTCCCCATATTTGACAAAGCGCAACCATCTCCCCTTCTTCTCCACCAACATAATAGATTACATCGCCAGGTCCAAGATTGCTATGCATTGATTGCAATCTTTTTCTTTCCCATCCTTTTTCTGTGTACCACTCAGGTCTGTTGGCACGATGTTCTGGAAGAAAGATTTCAAACTCTCCATTGATTACTGACTTTATCATTTCTGTCATTTTATAAACATCCTATTCTTGGTATCTAACTTTTTTAATAAAACTAACATGGTTCTTATCATCTTCTTTTGGGCAGTATTTAAAATCTACATCTGGCAAGTTAAATGGAGTTGGATAAAGTTCCTCAACACTGTGCCCACCTCCAGGATATTGGCCCCACTTATTGTAGAAATATTGATGCAATAGGTTGTCATTTGACCTTACTCCACCTAGTTTAATGCTATGACCCATAATAGTATCTGAAACATCAAATAAAATCTTTTCCCATTTAACATTAGGCATTGCTTTTTTAATTCTAATACTATAATCTAAATCATCATATCCATATGGTGTAAAGTTTTCATCCCATCCGCCAACAGTATCAATAACATCTTTTTTAAAAGCCATTAAATGCCAACCATAAAGTTGGAAGCCTTCAACAATTTGAGCATCAGTTTTTTCTAAATGCTCAATGATATCTAAGCCACCCTTATCACCAAACCTTATTGCTGCACTCATTATAATCAGCCAATCAGCACTATCTTCATAAAGTTTTTTAATGCCAAGATTATGACTAGCCATTATGCCAATATTATTAACTGTATTGTCAATCTCTAAAATATTGTTTAATTTACAATTAAGCATAAACTCATCACGAAATTCTTGAACACGAAATGGTAAACAGACTACATATTTCATTTCTGCAACCATTTCATTAGTGATACTTTAGGTATCCATCCAGTTAAATCTTTAAACTTAGAATTAGATGCAAGAGTTTCTTGCACTTCCCCAATTCTTGACGGGATAAACTTAACATCATTTGAAATCATATTAGCAATATCAAGTATAGCGTAGTTACTTCCATACCCAATGTTATACACTTCGCCAAATCCATTATCAACTTCAGATGCAAGTATGTTTGCTTGTACTATATCTGATATGTGTGTAAAATCCCTACGCTGAGATCCATCACCAACTACTGTCAATGGTTTTGACTCATGATATTGTTTTAAGAATAATCCTATTACGGGTGCGTATTGACCCTTTAGTGGCTGTCTATCTCCATAAACATTAAAGTATCTAAGTGATATTGTTTTTAGTCCGTAAAGATTATAATAAACTTTTGCAAGGTTTTCACCAAAAACTTTAGCAGCAGAGTAGGGGGTTAGTGGATCTGGGGACTGTGTTTCTTGGTTTGGAAGAGAAGCATTTTTCCCATAAGAAGAAGATGTGCTTGAATAGATTAATCTATCTATATTATTAACTCTACAAAGTTCAAGAACATTGGCTGTTCCTACTGCGTTTGATTGAATAGATTTTTTAGGGTTTAGTATTGCTGGCTGTATTCTTGCATCAGATGCAACGTGAAATACGCAATCAATATCTTTAAATAGTGGGGCAACCAGATCATAATCACAGATGTCATATTTATAGTTTTGTGCTTTGTCATTCCAATAGAATTGTTCATGGCACTCTGCAGACTCATCATCAATACAAATAACATCGTGACCAAGACTAATTAACTTATCAACAAGGTTTGATCCTATAAAGCCAGCACCACCAGTAACTAAATATTTCATTTTATGTTTAAAGTTTCTAGTATTGTAGACCATCTCTGGACGTATGTATGTTCTTTCTTTGTTCTTTCATGTCCATTAAGTCTGATTGCTTCTCTTGATACACCGTCTAATAAATATTTATCTATCTTATTTTTTAAATCTTCAAGGTTGCCATGTTCATAAAATGCAATTTCAATCTCATCTTTAAAGTATTCCTCAAGTCCTTTGATGCGGGGATAAATAGTAAACCCACCACGACCAGTACTCTCAAACAACCTATCACTAGTGTAGTAAGGATAGTTAAAGTTAATGTTTAAACTATCACCTATCGCTATCTTGCTTTTAGCATAGATACGGTTTAACGCATCTCCACGTACAGTTCCAGTATCACCATCTCCACCAACGTGTAAGAATCTTTTGCCATAGGTCTTTCTTAAAAAGTTTATTAACTCTGGACGATATTTATGTTCATGATGATAGCCCTTACTACCAACAAAGATTATGTCATGCTCAAAGTTATGTGGATCGTAATCTTGATGGACATAACATTCTTTATCATACACACCAGCAGGCAGGAAGTGTCCTTTGACCTGTGTGTTTTCATTAAACCAATCACACATTAACTTATCTGTAGCAAAGAAGTGACCAATGTTTGTGTAGAAGTCATCATTCTTTAAATCTTTTTCACGTTCAATTCCAAACCACAAATCTAAATGATAGGTCATGGTTGGTATGTCAGCAGACTTTAATTCTTTTAATACATCTGTCATAGATCTGGATCCTGGGGTTTGCCATCTGTGTGTATGTACCCATATGAATAGATCAGAGTTTAATGATGCATTTAATACTTCTTCGCTTGTTGCTTTTTTTTCCTGCAATTTTTGCACGGTATGCCCAAGAGATTCTAAAGACTTAGCATGATGATTCTCACTACTATAAAATACCTCAAAGTTACCAAGAAAAACTATATTAGCCATCTATTTGTTCGTTCTGGCCTCTAGCAATTGCAGCAGATGCCTCAAATGCTTTTTGTGTTCTACGAGATTTTAATAATCCTTTTGACTTCCAAAGTGGAATGGTTGCTTCAATGTCTCTGGCTATCTGCTCTCTTATTTCTTTAACAGTAAAAACAACGAAGTTCCAAACATCTTCTTTTTGTTTATCATTAAGTTCGTCTGTCCAATTATTCATTTTTGAAATCCAATACTTTTGTTTTGTGATGTCCAACCTTTACAGTTGGATCTCCATAAATTTTATATCCAGCACTTTTTGCTTTATTACAAAAAGAAACATCTTCTCCAATAAAACCAATTTTATTATTTTTTTTGTCAATAAAATCAAAAGTTTCAAACCAAGGATATTGTATTTTTTTAAAAACTTCAAAGTTTATTGCAATAAAACCAAGCCCAACGGAGTCTAATTCAATTAATTGTTTTTTATTTTTAATTTGACCTATATTTAAAAGTCTTTTATTTTCTATTGCAGCCAATTTACTATTATTATTATATTCATCGGTTATAGCCATTTTATAAAATCCAGATACTATATCTTCTTTTGATTTAATAATTTTTATTAAATCTTCAGGATTCCAGACAATATCATCATCAATAAAAATTACTTTCTTTGCTTCTATTTCTCCACCAAAAGGCAAAGATATTTCATCGCTTGTTTTTTGTCCAGGAATGCATCTAATTAATTGATTTCTTGTATATGAAACTATTGGAGAATAATAATTAACAAAAATAAAATCTTCAGAACGTTTCATTAACTCAATTACAGACATTGTCCAAGAATGTAAAAAAGTATCTCGGTAGTTTTCTCCTGGTAAACAAAAAATATAATCTACCTTACGCATCTTCTTCCTCAAATTCTCTTAAAGCAGCAGAGTTAGTATAGCAATTAGAGCAGTCACCATTAATAAGTTTGCTACCACAACTCTCACAAAACATAAAACTAAGTTTTAATTTTCTTTTTTGTGTGGTCTTAGGTGATTATTCTTTATATTTGCAAATTTATGTAAGTATGTAAAATCACAGACACTGCAGAATTCTAAAACGTCTCCATTGTCATGAAATTTTAATTCCATCTTACAGTTTCCTGTACTTTTCTTACATTTCATCTTTACCCCTTTTCATATTGTTTTCATGTCTAAACAAGTATATCATCAACTTGTTTAATCTAAAAACATTTTTCAACTTCCTCTAGCAACCTTTGCAGCAAGAATTCTCATACCAACACCATTAATTTGAGCACTACCACCAAGATCAATAGCCTCAATTTCTTTGGCTATTGTTTCACGCATTTCTTTAATAAGAATCTGTATTGTTTTTTCCATTTTATTTTTCTATACCCTTACATAATTTGTCAAAGTTACTAATTGAAGAAATCTTCAAATTCATTGCAGCAGTAATCCCTTCAACATTTTTATTAGTTAGTGCAATTTTTGTATTTTTTTCTGCTGTAATCCAAGAGGCAATAGTTGTTTTAATTTTGCCAGTTGTAGGCTTTTGTTTTGCAGCAAGTATATCTATGTTTAAATCTATTTCTTTTAACACATCTTGATCACTTGCTAGCCCATTGGACCACTTAGACATTATCTCTGACTCATACTTTGTCTTAATGCTTTTACAAGAAGCCTTGTTGCCTTTAGTGTTTAATGACTTTGCTGCTGCGTGAGCAGATGCAGTAGGAATTAATAACGATATTAATAAAGAAGTTATAATTATTTTTTTCATATTATAAGTATATCCTATTCAAGTTGTTTTGTAAAGTTATGACTATCTTTAATAACTGGGTCAAGTCTATCCCAGTGCCCCGCAGAACTTCCTTGATATATTTCTCCAGTTTCTCTATCTATGAGCAACCATTTATCTGGACATTTGGTATGAACAATTAAATCAATAGGCTTATCAAACTCTTCAAACTGTTTTATTTTTTTCATTTATGTTCTTTCATGTGATTATATAAAGTTTGATATGCCATAGAAGATCTTATTTGAATTTGTTCCTTGCATACCTCGCAAACAACAAACCTATTGGCTGACATATAAGCCCAGTATATCAAATTTTGAGCGGTACGTCAAGACACAATGATATACTAGAGCCTGTATGTGCCCAAACTGTAATACCCCGTTAATTCCAATTCTTTATGGATACTCAAGTAAAAAGTACTTAGATATGCATAAGGAAGGTTTAATATTTTTAGTCTCTACAACTTATCACACAAAAAATAGTCCAACATCATATTGTAAAAAATGTAATAAAAGTTTTTATATTAAATTAAACAGTAAGCCTTAATCATATTTCTTGCGTGTCCAAAAAGTTTTTTTGTACCATCCATAAATAAATGAAGTAGATTCTTTATTGACTAATCTTCCTTTTTCAAACAATCCTTTTTTAATTTTAGAAGACCAGTTTTCCTGGCGAAACGGGATAATTTGCAATATAGGAGTGCCTGCTGGAATTATTCCTTCAAAGTCTTTTTTAATATAAAATGGAATATTTCCCATGCCAGAAAGAATCATGCCACCATCAACAATTCCAGTAAGGGTGGTAAAAGGAAGGTCATGCCTATTTAGTGGATGTGTAATAATTGCGCTATAACCCACTGGAATTGTATTTGCAACACCAGTGTGCCAAACAAATTCTACTGGGTAATGCTCAAAAGGAACTAAGTGTAAGTCTGCTACATTATTTCTAGATTCTGGAGGAAAATCAGTATTGTTCCAAGTAATTAAAGGCATTCCGTTATCAATTTTTACATAAAGATCATTTGGTAAAAGTATCATATATCCAGTTGTTAAAGAATCCATAAAAGGCATGCAATTTTTAATGGTAATGTTAAAGCCTTTGCCCATCTCAAACATTTCATTATTTTTCCATTTTGGAATTTTTTTATACCATTCAGGAACAGTAGTTTTTGCTGAAACTATTATATTTGGATAAAAATCTACTCCAGACTCATATTCTAATACTGGTTTTTTTCTAAACATATATACCATTGTATCACCTTAAACAGTTTCTTACAAGAAGGTATTTAATTAATAAATCTTTCTAACGTGCCTCTGGTGTCAAAACAATTTCGGCACAGTTCAACAAATATAGTTCCTTTGCCTAACGCTTGAACCATATAGTCCCAGTCGTGCTCACAGGTATCTGGATCTTGACGGTTTTTTAAGGCTTCCCGCATTTTATCTAAATTGCCATATTCCATATTATAAGTTTATCATTAATTAAGATTTTTTAGTCTTACTAAAATTCTTTGCTTCATTGCTTCACGTTCCTCCAAAGGCAACTGCATTCCTGTATCTATTTCTGTCATTGAAATGGCTAAGTCAACAATATCTTCACTCATGGGCTTGACTCAATTTAATATTCAAGTGATACCCAAAACCAAAGAAAATCAATATTAGTATTGAACTTATCTACGCTAAACCCCAACGCAATTCTGCGGGGAGCAAAACCAACACCAAGCCAAACCCTATTACTAACTCTCCACTCTTTACTTTTAATCATAAGTTTTCCCATTCTATGAGTATGCCTGGTTTAAGAACTCATCTGCCCAAAAAGCAGCAAGTGATTCATTGCCTATATCATTAAAGTAATAACGATTTTTTTCAGGGCTGTAGGTCCAACCCTTCCAAAGATTATTTTCTTCTTCTGCCCAAGTAAGGTTAGTTTCTATCTGAGCATAATCGTTTTCTACACTAGTCATTTCAGTCATTGATTATCCTTTATTTTGTTAATTCTTTTTCAATAGTCTGAATGGTTTGACAGGGCCAAGGCTTTTTATCCTCTTGGCATCTGTGAACCAATGTTCCTTCTGGGATATGAAGTTCGGCGACGGCACGAAGAGCCTCATCTAAATTAAAACATCCTGATGCAGCAATGAGGTTTGGTATATTATTTATAATTAAATACTCCTGACGTCTGGGCTTTTAAGATAAAAAATTAATGTCATCTTACTACCACATGGGCAGTGAAAGTTATAGTCCAGTTCTTTATGAATTTCCATATGAATCGTTGTCTCACATCTTTCGCAAACAAATTCGTAGGTATGCATGTATCTAGTGTATCAAAGTTCGGCGGTAAAGTCAAGGCGCAAAATAGAACTATCAAACCTTCCCATGCCCTAAGAGGGCACTATCGGTTATTAGGTTTGATATGCTTTTTAATGGTATGATGAAAGAGTAATTCAGGTTCCTATAATGGTCGTAGAGCGGTTTCCGAAACCGATAATGAAGGTCCGATTCCTTCACCTGAAGCCCATTTAATAACATTACATACATAAAGCATGCTTGGTATTTTTATTTTTTTTGTTCCATAAGATCTCTGTGCCAACCAATATTTTGTCATTACAATTGCAGCACTTACCATTAAACTTACTTACAATTTTAACCCATTTAGGACCCTTGGCATGTTTCTTGGTAAGTTTTTTAAGTTCTCTTCTTCTAGATGGCGTTAATATGTTTCCAGCACTATCATACTTTACGGTAGTGTAAGCGTTATTTTTTGTTCTAACTTGTCTGACTGTCATCAAACTATTATTGCATAAATCGGCGGGGAAGTCAAGAAGCATCGTAATCCCCTCAGTGTAATAACAAACCTTTCAAACCCTATAGCCTGATATCCCCATAGTCCAGATAGCCAGATATGAAGGTTTGAACCTATGTGCAATATCTCTGATACGAAGGTTTGATATGCACAATATGGATCCAGGGCGATGGTTTGATACCCGCTGAAATAGGGCTTGGAAGGCTAATCTGATACCGTTTAAAAGGTTTGATAAGCAAAATAAATCTTACTGATATTTTTATGAGTGGGTAAGAGTGGAGGAAAGTGGAGGGTAATGGGTAATTGAGCGATTTTATAGATGGCGTCGTAATCCTCTGGCGGCCAAACCTCCCTATCCCAAACCTCCCAAACCTTCAAACCTTCATAGCGAGGCATGCATTATACCCCCAAACCCATGGTTTGTCAAACCTTTATAGCCTAAAAAAATGCCCAGAAATTATAACAAAAAGTTATAAAACACCAGGAAAAAATCTAGAAAGGTTTGATAACTATAGGAAAAGTTTTGATAATTTGTCAATTTAAATTCCCGTTTCGTAATGTCTATTAATCCTGTGATTCAGCGCCTGCGGGGGCTACGGTTTAGCCGTTCGTAATGTCAAAATCGGCGGGGATAAAAGAAGAGATCATAATACCCCTAGTAGTATACAAACCATATCTTCTGGATAGAAAGGTTTGGCAGATATGAGGTTTGAAGGTTTGTTAGATAGAAAGGTTTGTCATGAATATGGAAAAATTTTCAAACCATCGTAATAAGATTTTTGGATATAAAGGTTTGAAGGTTTGGTAATCGGGCTATGAATCTGGAAAATATTTTGGTGGATCGTAATAAGGTTTTAAGGTTTGGTATGTCCAATTTGTACTAATATTACCCGACCCGCCAGCGCTACATTTCTGCGTTGCCTAGCAGTTCATCAAGGCTCTCAAACCCTTTATCTTTAACACTAAGAGCAGCCAATAACAAATCAAATGTTTCATTTATATATAACTCTGATTGCTCACTTGGTAAAACAATTTCATTCATTAACAGATAAGCCATTGGCAAACCTAAATCGTTATACTCTATAAAATCATCTAGGTGGTCATCATCACGATAGTTCATCCATAGTTCTGATAGGATAGTTATTTTATTTGAAAAGTCTGTCGTCATATATACCGTTCCTAACTTCGTCAACTATTGGTTTTTGGAATTGTGCGCTCTCTAATACTTCTATGGCACGACTAAAAATAACATAAGGAGTATCACGAGCAATATAATATCCAACTCGTTCTAAGTCAAGATTAAAGTCAGACAGCAAAACAGTAATACGCTCTGCTACCTTTTCCTCTTTAGTCTTTAACTTACTGCGGTTAATTTTATACACAATACCCCCAAAGTCATTATATCAAAAAAAGAAAGGGGGCGCAACCCCACCACAAAGTTACGCCCACCTTATTTACTTAGCGAGAGGTGACCCCTACCTCCGCTGTTGCTGAGGCCCCCACAGTGGAAAGGACACTGCTGGGCAAATTATAATTAAT